AAAAAATCTTCCTAGAAAACTGCTATAAAAAAGACCTTGGGCATGGAATTGGTTTGGTCTTAGATCAGGAAAAACTAAGACCAATTTCTAATCTATGGGAAGTATCTGTAAAACAAAAGCAAAGGAGAGTAACCAATGACTAAACTATCAACAGCAGAGCTTTTACTTAAAGCTTACGACGATACGTCAACTGTGTTTAGAAACAATGGCTTTGTAGTTATACAGTCATAATGAAAATATGCCCAGCGTGTCCATTCGCTGGGCATATTAACAGGAGCGCCCCTAAAAACCCAAAAAAAGGAGCAGGGAAATGGTAGCAAAATCAATTAAGGATAGCAAGTTCCCCATTGCGTATTGGTCGGAATATAGCCAGCCAATTATATCAAACCTAGAATTAAAAAAAACAAGTCAGGGAGAATTTCATGGGCCGTGTCCAAATTGTTCCGGCGTCGATAGGTTCTGGATTAAAGAATTTAATGGTGAAGTTTTAGTAAATTGCAGGAAATGCCAAGACTACAAAGCAATTAAAGACAAATTAAAGGATATGTCCCTTTGGCCGTCGCAATCTAGCGCGCCGCCAGTGCGCAAAGAAGTGCGCACAGAATTGCAAGTGGATTGGCCGGAAAGTAACGATATGAGTAAACATCCATACTTAGAAAAGAAGAAACTCAGCCTGCACAATGCAAAAATCGAAGGCGATAAGCTTGTAATATCTATCATAGATGTGACGGGTAAGCGCGTCGGTTACCAGTATATCGACGCGGAGGGTAAGAAGAAGTTTAGCTATAATATGCCCGTAGTCGGTCATTTCAGCGTCATAGGTGGCCCGATAAAGGATTTCGCTTACATCACTGAGGGTTGGGCCAATGCGGCAACAATACACGAAGCCACAGATAAACCGACAATCTTTGCATTAAGCGCAAATAATATACCGTCAGTCGTTGATGCAATATCCCAATCGAAGCCAAAGTGTGAGCTTGTGGTTGCCGGAGATAATGACGAGGCGGGCCGTAAGGCGTGTGAAACTACGTTTGAGCAACACGGCGTGGAATATATCCTGCCAGAGCAGGAGGGCTGGGATTTCTCAGACCTGTGGGTCATCCAAGGTAGGGAAGCCACCAGAAAGGCGCTGACTGTCGCTAACGTGATGGATCAAATCTTTATGCCGGAGGATGCAGTACCGCAACTCTCAAGAAACTACCTCATAAAGAGGTGGCTCACCGAGGGCGGTATGTCCGTCATTTATGGGCAATCGAACGTGGGTAAGTCTTTCTTCGCGCTTGATATGGGCTGGCACGTCGGCGGAGATAATGATTGGAACGGCAGTAAGGTAAATGGCGGATCTGTATTATATTTGGCGACTGAGGGGGGTATGGCGTTCCACAATAGGGTAGTAGCCCTAAAACAGCATTACCCCGACCAAAACAACGTTAAATTGGCTGTCAGGCCGTCTCCAGTAAACTTATTAGACCCAGACGTTGACATGGCGTCACTCATAAAGCTTTGCGCCGAAATATCTAAACGACACGGCCCACTCAAAATGATCGTAGTTGACACGCTCAGTCGCGCAATGGCTGGTGGTAATGAGAATGCACCAGAAGCAATGACAAGTGTCATTTCGAATTGCGATAAGCTCAGGATCATTACCAAGGCGCACGTCTCAATTGTGCATCATTCGGGGAAGGATAAAGCCGCTGGTGCGCGTGGGCATAGCAGTTTGCGCGCTGCAACTGATTCTGAGATAGAGTTAGACCACGACGAAGTTACGGGGTTGCGCACGGCGAAATCCACCAAGCAGCGCGACATGGAAACTGGAACAGTCTTTACGTTTAAACTTAAAGTGGTTGAGCTTGGCATTGATGAGGATGGAGATGCAGTCACAACGTGCGTCATCCATGAGGCCAGCGAGAGTGAAATTGCCGAAGCCAGCAAGCCAAAGATAAAGGGCAAGAACCAGCTTATCATGCGCAACGCATTTACCCAACTTAGGGGTGAAGGCGTGGGCCAACCAAATCATGCGGGGGCTGGATTTCCAGAGCCGAGGACGTATTGGATGATTCAGGAGGAGGATCTCAGAAACCATTTCTTGGGCAAGGTATCTAACGCCAGCAATCCAAGATCCAGCTACAAGCAGGCGATTGATGCACTGATTAGTGCCGGACATTTGGTGCAAAATGATGGATTTGTGTGGTTTTTGGACGGTGAGGGGAAATGCTGAAGTGTATGAAAAGTGTATGAATTGGGGGTGTAATAAAAACAATGACTTAGATGTCCAATTCATACGTTTCATACGCTTTCCTACAGTAATTCCTACGAAACCATAAAGTGTATGAATGTAGGAATATACCTTTAGGTATTCCTACAATTCCTACAATGGGCAGATTGGAGTTTAATATGAGTGAGGTGAGGGATAGGATGTTGAAGTGGGTTGAGGGTAAAGTTGAGAGGGGTGATGCTTTTGTATTTCCTGCTGGGAGAACGAAGCTGGCGATTGAGGCTAGGACGTTTGATGAGAAGCTTAACTCTTGCCGCGATATTGGAGAGCTTGAGGGTTTCGCTAATCGCCGTCGTTTTAATCCTGCGTTGCCCAAGTGGTCTGAGGATGAGAGACGAAAGATAATATTTAGGAAAGCGGAAATGACAAACAAAAGGAAAAAGAAATGAACGACAAAACTATACCGACTGAGAAGAAGATTGTGTTGCCGGAAAATGTAAGGTCTAGCGTTTTGCTTGAGGCTGGGGAACTTATCAATGGCCCGCGCCAAATACATTACGGTCAACCCAAAGAAAACTTCGGGACTACTGCGGCATTGTTTGGCGCGTACTTGGGGTGTGATATTAGCGCCGCAGACGTGTGTCACCTAATGGCGCTACTCAAGATTGCGAGGCTGCGCAATGGCGGGCATAGGGATTCGAGCGTGGACAGTTGTGGGTATATGGCGCTGGGTGCGGAAATGTCAGACGCAGGGACTTGATGTGAAGCTCTCTGGTGAGCTATAGTGATCGTGCGGGGTTATTCATCGCAAGTCTGCTTTCTGTCTCCCACAGTCAAGCGGATTACCCTGACAACTAAGCCCGCGTTGTAATGGCGCGGGTTTTTCTTTTGGAGATGTCATGGCATACGGATTAAAGATTGTTATGGAATTGCAATGCAGAGATGATGACGAGCAAGACAATGAGACTGAGATGCTGACGAGCTATCTTGGCGATAGATTAGTTGATAACGCTGACCCAAACAGATTAATGCAAAGCCTCGCGGAAGCATTGATTGAAATGGAGAGTGAAGACATATTCAAGCTTAATGCTGAGACAATGCATTGAGCTATTGTTGTGAGATATACTGCCTGCGAGGCACATCGACAACAAGGCGCAGGCGCGCGCGAGTAGATCATTTTGTGGGGTACGTCAATACCCCAAGAGCCTTGCCAAAGGCTTTCATATGCGACATTGATACCCCAGAAATAGCTATGTCATTGTTTCCATTGCATAATAAATTTAACATAATACTGATTATGCGATAATGATGTCAAATTACCCCCCCCGCCAAAGATTTTGCTAGGGTGTGTTTATGTATAATCCGACGCACACGCTTAACCCCCCGCCACCCCCCTTGCCTTACTACGCAGGCTTAATGTAAAATTTTAAAAAAAACTGGAGTTAATTTAATGGCAGGCAGGGCTTTACGGCGCAGGATTTTAGGTGAGATTAAGAGTAAGGGCGGCGCTGATTTTTTGTTTGAGGAGGTTGCTTCTGGCAAGACGATGACGAAGCTTGCGGAGGAGTATGGGTGTAGTCGCGCGTATTTTAGCACGTCTGTTAATCAGATTCCTGAGTATGCTTCTGCGCTGGCCAAGGCGAAGCGTGAGTCTGCCGACGCGTTGGTTGAGGAGGGCTTGGGCATGGTTGACGCGTTGGATGGCAGTAGCACAACGTCGGAGATTGCCGCCACGCGTGAGAAGGTGCAGTGGCGTAAGTTTATGGCGGGTTCTTACAATCAGGATAGGTATGGCAATCGCCCGCAGACTAATGTGACGATTTCTGTAGCTGATATGCATTTAGATGCGCTGCGCAAGGTTAACTCTGAGATTGCCGCGATTGATGCGGAGGATAAGCAGCGCGAGGCCAATGCGATTGATGTTGAGTATGAGGAGTTGTCCAGTGAGTGAAGATAATCCTTTTATTGAGTTTGTGTCGCGTTACCGTGACGATCCTGTTTTATTTGTTAAGGAGGTTTTGGGTGCAGATCCTCTGCCGTATCAGGCGGAGTTTTTGAATGCCATTGCGAATAACGAGCGTAAGATTAGTGTGCGTTCCGGCCACGGTACGGGTAAGTCTACGTCTGCAAGTTGGGCTATGCTTTGGTTTTTGATGTTGCGTTTTCCGAATAAGGTTGTGGTTACGGCGCCGACGAGTGGTCAGTTGTTTGACGCACTTTTTGCGGAGTTAAAGCGTTGGATTAATGAGTTGCCGGAGCAGTTGGGTTCTATGTTGGTTGTTAAGTCTGATCGCATTGAGTTGTCTTCGGCTCCCAGCGAGGCGTTTATTTCGGCTAGGACGAGTAGGGCGGAGACGCCGGAGGCTTTAGCTGGTGTGCATTCTGAGAATGTTTTGTTAGTTGTTGACGAGGCTTCCGGTGTGCCTGAGAAGGTTTTTGAGGCTGCTGCGGGTTCTATGTCGGGTCACTCCGCCACGACGATCCTACTGTCTAATCCGACGCGTTCTAGTGGTACGTTTTACGAGAGCCAGACGCGCATGGCGAATAGTTGGTGGACGCGGCGTTGGTCTTGCGTGGAAAGCCCCCTCGTATCTGATGATTTTGTTGATGAGATGCGCGCGCGGTATGGCGAGGATTCCAACGCATTTCGTGTGCGTGTTTTGGGTGAATTTCCGCTGGCCGATGATGATACTATTATTCCGTTTCATTTGGTTGAGAGTGCGATACGGCGTGACATTGAGGTGGCGCCGGATGAGAAGCCCATCTGGGGTTTGGACGTTGCACGGTTTGGCACCGATCAAACTGCGTTGTGCAAGCGGTATGGGAATGTGGTGACGGATATTAATTCGTGGCAGGGGTTGGATTTGATGCAGACTGTTGGCCGCGTCATGGCTGAGTATAATGGTTTGCCGCCCAGCGCGCAGCCGAAGGAAATTTTAGTTGATAGTATTGGCCTTGGTGGCGGGGTTGTCGATCGCCTGCGTGAGTTGGGTGCGCCC